ATGCCGGATCTGAGCCGGAAGGACTGGGAAGTGCGTTTGCGTGCTGGCCGGTCCCTCCTGCCGGATCTGGAGCCGGTCAATCCAGAACTTGCGGCGCGGGCCGTGCGGTGCTTCGACCGGCTGCGCATTCCGGACGTGCCCGGCACGCCTGCCATGGCGCAAGCCTGTGGTGACTGGTTCCGCGAGATCGTCTCGGCCCTGTTCGGCGCGCTCGATCCCGAGACAGGCATGCGCGCCATCCAGGAGCTGTTCCTCCTGGTGCCGAAAAAGAACAGCAAGACCACCAACGGCGCCGGGCTGATGCTGACGGCTGTGATCGTCAATGAACGCCCGAACGCCGAATTCCTGATCGTCGCACCCACCAAGGAAATCGCCGATCTCGCCTTCAGCCAGGCGCTCGGATGGTGCAGAACGACCGCGCGCTGATGCAGCGGTTTCACGCGCAAACGCATCTCAAACGCCTGACCTTCCGCTCGACCGGAGCAACCCTGCAGGTCAAGGCGTTCAGCCCTGACGTCATGACCGGCGTAAAGCCGCAGGCGTGCTGGTGGACGAGCAGCATGTCATTGCCATGCGTAACGATGCGGGCAGCGTCATGCGCCAGATACGCGGCGGCATGATCTCGCAGCCTGAAGCGTTCCTCGCCATCATCACGACCCAGAGCGACGGGCCGCCTCGCGGTGTCTTTGCGCAGGATCTGATCCGCGCCCGCGAGATACGCGACGGCAAGCGCCATCAGCCGGTTCTGCCGGTGCTGTACGAGCTGCCGCCCGATATCCAGCAGCCCTCGAAACTGCCTGGCGAGGCAGCGCCCTGGGAAGATCCCGCCTACTGGCCGATGGTCCTGCCCAATCTGGGGCGGTCGATCACGCTGGACCGTCTCAAACGCGAATATGACGACGCACGCGAGAAAGGCGTGGGCGAACTGGCCAGCTGGGCCTCACAGCATCTCAATGTCGAGATCGGCCTCGCTTTGCGCTCCGATCGCTGGGTGGGTGCCGATTACTGGCAGGCCGCAGGCGATGACACGCTCTCCCTAGAGGCCCTGATCGAACGCTGCGAGGTGATCGTGGCAGGCATCGACGGCGGCGGACTCGATGACCTTCTCTCGCTTGCCGTGCTGGGCCGCGATCGCATAACCGGCCAGTGGCTGCACTGGCAGAAAAGCTGGGTGTTCGAGGGCGTGCTGGTGCTCCGAAAACGCGAGGCCAGCCAGCTGCGCGACTTCGAAACACAGGGCGATCTGGTCATCACGGCCGCGCCCGGCACCGATATCGACCAGCTGGTGGCGGTCCTCGGCATGATCGACCAGAGCAACAAGCTCGCGATCGTGGGGCTCGACCCGATGGGCGTGGGCGCCATTGTCGATGCGCTGGCCCAGATTGGTATCGCCCATGAGCGCGTGGTGGGTATCTCCCAGGGCTGGACGCTCTCGGGCGCCATCAAGACCGCCGAGCGCAAGCTGGCGGATGGCACGTTCTGCCACGGTGCGCGGCCCATCATGGGCTGGGCCGTCTCGAACGCGAAGGTAGAGCCCAGAGGCAATGCCATCATCATCACCAAACAGGCATCGGGTTATCTCAAGATCGACCCGCTGATGGCGCTGCTCAATGCGGTCACGCTGATGAGCCGCAACCCCGAGCCGCCTGATGGCGGCCGGATGGATGACTTTCTCTCAACCGGGATCATAGCCGTATGAGCATCGCCACAAGACTGCGCGGCATGGCCTTCAAGGCTGCAAGCGCGGCATTCCAGTCGGTCACGGGCGTGTCGCTGACCGATCTGCGCCTCGGTGCTTTCATGGCAGGCGGCCCGAGCTTTTCCGGCCAGAGTGTCTCGGTCGATACCGCGCTGCAGCTCGACACGGTCTGGGCCTGTATCCGGCTCCTGTCCGAAACAATCGGCTCCATGCCGCTCAAGCTGCACGAGCAGCAGGGCGACGGGCAATCGTCCCTGGCCCGCGATCATCCGCTTTACCGTGTGCTGGCCCGCGCGCCCAATGCCGATATGACGCCAATCGAGTTCTGGTCCTGCATGGCCGCGTGCTGCCTTGCCTGGGGCAATGGCTTCGCCCAGATCATGCGGCGCAGTGACGGGCAGATCGTGGCGCTCAACCCGCTGCGCCCCGACCGCATGACGGTGCAGCGTGACGGTGCGACCGGCGCCTTGGTCTATCGCTACAGCTATCAGGGCAAAACGCTCATCCTCGATGAGGGCCAGATCTTCCACATCAAGGGTTTCTGTTTCGACGGCCTGATGGGCATCTCGCCCATCACGGCCGGTCGGCAATCCATCGGCGCCGCTCTGGCTGCCGAGGAAACAGCGGGGCGCATGTTCCGCAACGGGCTACTCTCGCAGAATTACATTTCCGCCCCGACCTATCTGACCATACCGCAGAAAGAGCAGGCCAAGACCATTCTGGCCGATTATTCGGGCGCCGTTAATGCGGGCAAGACGCCCCTGCTCGAAGGCGGCTGGAAGGTCGAGAGTATCGGGCTCAAGGCCGAGGATCTGCAGCTCCTGCAAACGCGACAACTCGGGGTCGCCACGCTTTGCCGGTGGTTCGGGGTGCAGCCGGTCATGATCGGGGCCATGGAGAAATCAACGGCCTGGGGCACAGGGCTGGAACAGATGAATCTCTGGTTCCTGCAATACGGCCTCATGCCCTGGCTGCAACGCATCGAACAGGCCGTGTCTCGCTGCCTGCTCTCGCCCGCCGAACGGGACCGGTATTTTGCCCGGTTCAATGTCGATGCGCTTTTGCGCGGCGATAGCACAGCACGCGCCAGCTACATGCAGACCGCCCTGCGCTCGGGCTGGATGACCGTCAACGAGGCGCGCGCCAATGACAATCTGGCCCCCATGCCGGGCGGCGATGTGCTGATGGTGCAGGCCCAGATGATCCCGCTCACCGATATCGGCAAGCCCCGCAACCTCACCGGGCTCGGATCAGGTGGCCAGGGGCCGCCCGGCAGCAACCGAACGCCCGGCACGCAATCCGGCATCACGGGAGATGACAATGAATGAGTATCTGGCTGCCCCTTTCGAGTGGAAGTTTGCGCCCAACGCGCCCGAAGGCAGTTTCGAGGGCTATGGCAGCGTGTTCGGACACAAGGACGCGCATGGCGATATCGTGCTGCCCGGTGCCTTTGCCGAGACGCTGGCCGAACGCAAGGCGCAGGGGCGCGGCATTCCGATGCACGTCATGCACGGCTTTTTCGGCGGTGACGGTCTGCCTGTCGGTGTGTGGGACGATGCCAGCGAAGACGCGCACGGCCTGCATCTGCGCGGGCGTCTGTCGGGCATGGATACCGATTACGGGCGCAGGCTTTACGGCTTGGTCAAGGACGGCGCGCTGGGAGGCCTCTCGATCGGCTTTTCCGTGCGCAAGAACGGCGCAGCCCAGGGCACCGAGCCGGGCGGGCCGCGCCGCCACATCAAGGCGGTGGATCTGCACGAGGTCAGCCTTGTCGATGACCCGTCCAACGCGCTCGCTCGCGTGACCGAAATGCGCAGGCGTTTCTATCCGGCCGGGCCATTGACGCCGGTTCATGTGCCGGAACTGCGCACCGCCGAGAGGGAACTGGTTGAGGCCCTTCGCTCGGGCTTCAGCCTGCCCGACCCGCGCGGGGCCAGCCGGGCAAGCTGATCGCTCGGTGCATCTCTCTATCCATCCAGAACACAGAACAGGGCGCCTCGGGCGCCTTTTTTCATGAGGATCATCCTATGTCCGAATATGAACAGGCCGCCCGCGAACTCAAGGCCGCGACCGATGAGGTCAAGCGTTTTGCCGAGGCCTCGACCGCCGAGCTGCGCAACCTTGGCAAGATCACGGAAGAAACCAAGGCCAGCGCAGACAAGGCCCTGGCCGAGATGAACGGGCTTTCTGCCCGCCTGGCCGACATCGAGCAGAAGGCCGCCCGTGCAGGCCAGGAAGGCGCCCGCGAGACGCGCTCGCTCGGCCAGCGTTTCATCGAGAGCGATGAAGTGAAGGCTGCAATCGGCGCGGGTGATCGCTTCAAGGGCCGTGTCACGGTCGAAATGCGGGCCATTACGACTGACAGCGCACAGGTGTCTCTGGCACAACTGGGCTGGTGGTAGCTGATCGACAGCCAAACATCGTTACCCTGCCGACGCGTCAAATGACGATCAGGGGGCTCCTGATGCCCGGCCAGACCGGATCTAACGCGATTGACTTTGTGCAGGAGTCCGGTTTTTCCAATAACGCCGCGCCCGTAGCTGAAAATCCAGCAAGACAAAGCCACAATCGGAAATCGGATTCAGCCTCATAACGCTCGGCGTCAAGACGATCGCACATTTCGTCATGGCCTCGAAGCAGATCCTTGCTGATGCGCCCATGCTGGCCAGTTATGTGGATGGGCGTTTGCGCTACGGTCTGGCGTTCAGGGAGGAGGATCAGCTGCTCAATGGTGACGGTCGGGACCAGAGCCTCAACGGGCTTCTGAACCAGGCCACGGCATACGCCCAGCCCGCAGGCGTGACCGTCAAGAGCGAGACCATGATCGACCGGCTGCGCCTCGCCATGTTGCAGGCCACCATGGCCGAGCTGCCCGCAACCGGTCATGTGCTGAACCCGACCGACTGGACCTCGATCGAAATGACCAAGGACACGCAGGGCCGCTATGTCTTCGCCAACCCGACCGGGCTGGCCGGGCCGGTCCTCTGGGGGCTGCCGGTGGCGCAGAGCCTGAGCATGAAGGCGGGCAGCTTTCTGACGGGTGCCTTTGCCTATGCGGCGCAGATCTTCGATCGAGAGGACGCGACGGTTACGATCTCCACCGAGGATCGCGACAACTTCGTCAAGAACATGGTCACGATCCTGGCCGAGGAACGTCTCGCACTCGCCGTCTATCGCCCGCAGGCGCTGATCAAGGGCACATTCGCTGCCGCGCCTGCTTCGGGCGGCTGATCGGGGGCCGTCATGACGCTCACCCTTCTTGAAGCCCCTTCAGACGGGTTCACCCTGGCCCCGCTCGACGCCCTGCGCGACCAGCTCGCCGGTGAGCCTGCCTGCCAGATCAGTGATCCGGCGCTTTGCGATTATCTGGCCCAGGCCACGGCCCTCGTGCAGTCCATGCTCGGGCGGCCGGTTCTGGCGGGTCTGTATCGCCAGACCCTGCGCATCGGGGATGGTGAGCGCAGGCTTTCCCTGCCGTTATCCGTCACGCCGGTCATCTCGGTCAGCTCGGTCACGCAGGACGGTTTCACTCTCGACCCCGGACCGGAGGGCTGGGAATCCGGCGCGCTTTCCGGGTTGCTCTACCCCTCACTGCTCCAGGGCGCGTGGTGGTGGCCAGGGTGCTATCGTGTGACGTTCCGGGGTGGGTGGATCGTGCCCGGCATGAAAGACGCGGACGGCAATGCCCTCGCCTCGACCGTGCCCGCCGATATCCGCACCGCCACACTTTCGACCGCACGCGCCCTGTTCCACACGGCCCAGCGCGGTGATCCGCTTCTGCGCTCGGAAAGCGAGCAAGGCGTGGGGGCAAGCAGCTGGACAACGCATGATGTGGCCTCCGGCGGCCTGCCGCCCGAAGCTGCGGCGATCCTGGCCCGTTATGATTCGGCCGGTCTGTCATGAGTGCGGGCGCCAGCCGACGCAGGCGGCAGATCCTGCGGGTCGGTCGGTCCATGGTGCTAAGCCGGGCCGATCTCTCCGAAAGCGTGACCGTGACCGGCTATGCCCCGCCCCAGCAGGCGAGCCAGCTGGCGGAGGGTGCAGGCAAGGCCCCGTTTATCGCCCAGATCACCGCCGATGAAACGGCACGCAGTGGCTATGTGCCCCGTCCTAGGGACGAGCTGCGCGACGGCCTGAAAACCTACACCCTGACCGATGCCAGCCCGGTCTATGACCGGGCCACGCTCTGCGGCTGGACCCTTATCGCCTCGGGAGGCTCATGATGCTGTCCGATATTGTCTGGAATGATGCCTATGCCCGCGCCCGGCTCGTGGCAGAGGAACAGGACATCCCGCTGGTCGATGTGCTGATGCAACCGCCAGAGGACCGCCCGCCGGTTCACTGGCGTATGGAAGCCCAGGCCAGCCATTCAGACAGGCTCGGTGCAGGCGAGGACGCCATGGAAGAGCAAGGCGAGATCGCGCTGCATCTGACCGTGCGCATCGGCCGGATCTCGACCCCTGATGCCCTGACCTATTGCAAGGCGATGAGTATCGCCTTCCGGGTGGAACTGCCAGACATGCCGCAATGGCCGGTGGGGCTCTATTATGACGGGCAAAGCCTCTACCCGCCCGACCCCGATACTACCGGCAACTGGGCCACCATGAGTCTGATGATCCGGTATCGCTATCAGGACAGGACAGAGCCCCCGGCATGAGCAACGCGCGTCAGACTGCCGGATCGGCTGCCGGTCTTCCTGTCGATCGCTCGGCTTTCGCAATCGCACCTGAACCGGCTTACGGCGCCTTGCCGTCATCCGTTTATCAGCGATTGCGTCTGTCGGGGGTCGATCTCACCCTGGCGCAGGAACGGGCCTACCCTGAAGAACGCAATCCACGCGCGGAACGGGCGGAGGGCGTGACAACCCGGTTTACCGGAAGCGGAACACTCAATGGCCTGCTCTCTTTCGGCAGTCCTGACATGCTTCTGGCGGGCGCGCTGGGCAGCCACTGGCAGGATGGCACGATCGTCAACGGCATCGAGCGCATGAGCTGGACCCTGCGGCAGCGATTGGGAGACGGGTGGCTCTACCGTCCCGGCATGGTCATCCGCAGCCTTGCCCTGAGCGTTGCGCAGGGTGGTTTCGCGGCGCTGTCATGCGGCGTGGTCTATGCGCGTGAGGTGATCGTGCCTGCTGACGAGGCGGCAGCAGATGACCCGACGCCCTCCCGGCTGCCGATGCATTCAGGCGCGGTGCGTCTGGATCTCACGCTGCCGGGCCAGGTCGAGCCGGGCGTGCTGCGCAGCATCTCGATCACACTCGGCAGGGACGGTACTGCGCTCGATCATGGCGCGGGGTCGCCCTTCGCCAATGATATCCGCCCCGGCCTGTTTTCCGCCTCGGGCAGCATCGAAATCATGCTGCGTGGACACGACGCTTTCGAGGCGCTGCAATCATCCGCAATCGGCCCCCTTTCTTTCTCGATCATCGGCAGGGATGGCTATGGTTACGTCCTGTCAATTCCCAGGGCGGTGATCTGCAATCCTCGCCTCAATGCAGGCGGAAGAGGCACGATCCTCATGGCCGCCTTTGATATCGAGGCGCTACCGGGAGTCGGGTCGAGCGGAATGATTTCGGTCTCGATGGTCCGGCCCGTGGATTACAGACTGATCACGATCAATCGCGAACCGGTCCTCAATAACAATCAACCAATTACGCCCTGAGGTGTCATGTCACAGGAAATCAGTGCATCACCCCGCGTCGCTCAGACCCGCCAGGGGGATGCGATCGCCATCTCCCGCAGGATCGGTGGCGATCCGGCATTGCTCCATATCGATGCTGTCGATTTCGAGACCCAGGTGGCTGGCAAGCCGCCGCCCGAACGGAGAGCGCGGCCCTGTCGGCGCAGCTGGCAGTCGGGGCGATTGCCGCTGAAGTGGCTGCAGCAAAGGTCATGATCACCGCAGGGCTGTCGGGCGATCCACCTCTCACCTTCCGGGGCAGCTGGGACGCGTCGACCAATACCCCCGATCTCCTTGCCTCAGACCCTCGTGAAGGCGATCTGTGGATTGTCTCACAAGCCGGAACGACCGAGATCGGCGGGCAGAAGGAATGGAATACTGGCGATGCCGCCTGGTATCATAACGGGGCCTGGGCTTATTTCGCCCGCGCCGGATGGGCTGCCGTCGCTCAGACCATAACCGCGATTTCTGCAATCAGGGCCGGATCGAGCGAGATCCGCACCCCCGGATCGCAGAAATGGGCAGTCGCCTGGGTGGGCTCAACGGGTCAGGTTCTCGGTGGCATTCTCCATGACGGAACACCGCAGTTTTCATCAGACGATGCCCTGTTCGGGCCGTTACGCGTCAAGCGCGATCCCCGGAGCGGCGAAGGGACGATGCAGATCGACGCGGCACGGACCAGAAACCTGCACGCGACTGAAGCGGTCCATGCTGGCCAGGCACGTATCGGCACGGCGGGATCGGGTCGCTGGCTTGCTGCCTGGGTCGATGCGATGGGCGCCGTCATGGGCGGTATAGGGCGGGACGGGTCGCCTCTTTTCCCCGGTGCCAGGGCACAGATCGGCCCGGTGCGGATCGAGCAGGAGACTGCGGGGCACCGGCGTGATCACGCTCGATCAATCGGGAGCCGTGATCGCAAATGGCAGTGATCTGACCTTTCCCGGCGCGCATAGCCCGGCAAGAGGCAGGATTGCCGACAAGGTCGCGCGCCGTGCGCCCGGCTATCGCGACGATGAGCGGTGCGGGTTCAGGGCCGGTGATCTCTGGCAGGCAGACAGGACGCTCTATACCTGCCTGAAAAGCAGCGCCGAGGGTGCAATCTGGGATCTGGCTCGTGACGGTGCTGGCGCCTGCCCCGGCGATGTGTTCGGTACCGATCTGGCGGGAGCCTGGGGCGTGGATGCCATGATCGGCGGGTATACCGGCCCCGCCTTCGATGTCACGACGATTGCGGGGGGCGCGAGGCAGGTCACGACGATCAGTATCCTGCCGGGAGGACGCCACGATGCGGATGCACTCGCACGCGTCCTTGTCATGCGCGATACGGGCAGCCCGGCGGAGGTCACGACCCTTTACGACCAGTCTGGCCGGAATCATCCATTGACCGGCACTTACGGAAATGCGCCGAGGATCGGCGCTGTCACGGTCAACGGTCACGCAGCGATCTCTTTTGATGCCTCCGGCGCAAGGCAGCGCAGGGCTCTGGCCAATGCAGAAATTTCGGTTCCGTCATCGTCCTTTACCGCCCTGGCATTCGGAAAATGGACCGCCACCAACTCGGCGCTGAACGAGAATATCCAGCTGCTGACAGTGGGTACGTTCTCGACGATCAGCGGCATCGATGAGGATGGCAGGCTGGGCGTCCATGACGGCAAGACCTTTTTCAGGGGTGCCTCGCGCCAGAAGTGCAATCCGGGCATGGCGGGAATCAGTGCGGCTGGTGGTGTGGTGTCTGTCTGGAGCGGCGAGCAGTCGGACCCGATCGCGGTCTATCCATCCGCACTCGAGGGCAATGCGACAGGGTTCACGCTTGGAGCCTCTGGCGTGGGACAGTCCTGCAATGGTGTGCTGACCGGCGTGGTCCTTGCCAGGCGGGCGGCCACGGAGACCGATTTCAGCCGTGCGTACCGGTCGGGCGCTCTTCGCTGGGACTGGACCCCGCAGGCCCGGCCCCGTCTCTGGGCCATAGGTGACAGCCGTACGGCCGGATATCTGAGCGAGAACGGGCTCACATGGCCGACCATGATCAGTGATTATCTCGATCAGCCCATGACGGTGATCAATCTCGGAGTATCCGGTTCGAAAACCGAAGATTTCATTTCCATGACCCTGCCAGGGGTTCAGGACGATCTCGCCCGTGACCCTGATGCCTATAATCTCGCGGTCATCTGGCTAGGGATCAATGATTTTGCCGGAGGGCGAAACAAGGATGTCACCATGCAGAACATCCGGAAAATCGTGGCGGCGCTTCTGGAAGGCGGCGTGCAGCATGTCTGGGTGATTTCCGAAATCTTCGCCGGTGACCAGGAGTGGTTCTGGCAATACCTCCCCTGCGGCGAGAACCCGGATCTGACCCTTGTCGGGCCGTTTACGGCAGGAATGCCCTTGTCGCCTTTCGGCAAGACCGGCGTCGATACGATCGTCTGGCACCCTGACGGAATCCATCCGCTGCCCTCGGCAGGCAGGGTGATTGCCTCGACCCTCGCTGACTCCATCAATGCCTTTATTGTACGGGATCTCGAACGATGAATTATGTTCAGACGCATACGGTCTCCGGCCGCGCCGTCAGCTCGGCCCTGGGCTATATCTATCCGACCAGCCAGCAGCCTGCCTATGCGAGCCGGTTCAAGACGCCGCTCGAGAATATGGCCGAAAGCGGCCTTCCCGCCGTACCTTTTCTTTCGCTTCCGAAAATCGACGGGATGGGCGTGCAGCTCGGACGCGGCCTGGCCGTACCAGCTGCGTTACAAACCCCGGTTCCGGCAACAAAAGACATGACGTTCCTGTTTGCAGCCCGATTGCTGAAAGCACCGCAGGATGGCTTGTCCTATGCAGGCGCGCTGGGTGGCAATTACTACAACAGTGCAAGCAAAGGAGAATGGAACGGCGTATTTGTTACGCTCAACAAGGATAATGCCCTCGTCTATGTCTGTCCCGAGAAAGACGGCAGGATCTCGACGCAATTCGCCGGAGCCCCGCTGACGGAGACGCAGCTCATGGCATGGGGGCTCTATGTCGGGCGGATCGCATCGGACGATCAGAACACGACAGCCATGATCCGGGCAGTAACGGCAGGAACCGAACAGACGCAGACCTGGCCGGGATCACTCTACATCAAGCCCGGTGAAACGCCTTCGATCGCCCTGGGCGCCGATTATGTTCCGGTTTTCGGAATGGCGCAGTCCGTACAGATAGCCCGCGCCATACTCTGGAATATCGCGCTGACCGATGCGGAAATGGCTGCTGTAGCTGCCATGGTCAGAGACGACCTCGAACAGGACGGAATTACAGTCTGAATTCCGTCGCTCATCCTGTGTGCAGATAGTTGGAGAGGTCGCCTTGTGCGGCCTTTTTTATGGGAGTTTGTCCTCATGGCTTTTGCCGGTGCTACCAAGAATTACGCGGCCGCCTATCAGACGAATGATACGCGCATCGCTTTCGCTCTGGAAGATCAGTACGGAATCATACCAACCGGCGCCTATCAGATGGCGCGTTTTACAGGCGAAAGTTTTCGCCAGCAGTTCCAGCGCAATCGCCCCGAAGAAATCGATGATATCCCCGAAGCAGCCCAGGCGGTCACCACGCAGGTCAGTGTATCGGGAAGTCTGTCAGGCGCCCTCTCCTGGGGAACCTATGACGATCTGCTGGCAGCGGTTATGGGCGGCGACTGGGCTGATGACGGGCTGACGAATGGTCGGCTCGTCAAGTGCTGGACGATTATCGAGCGTCTGGGGGATTCCTGGATCATCCGCAATGGCGGGTTCATCCGGCAGGCGCAGCTGAATTTCAGTCAGGGCGGCTTTGCGCAGGTATCCTTCGACATGGCGTTCAAGGGCGAGAAACGCCAGGGCGCGTCACCTGCCTCCAGCCTGATCGCAGCCCCGACCGGGGATGTCATCAACACCGTCAAGGGCTTTGGTGGCCTGACGATCGGCGGGGTCGCGCCTGAGGGCTGCGTGCGCAGCTTCCAGCTCTCCCTGCAGCGCAACGGCGCTGATACCGATTACGGCATGGGCCATGCCGATGCCTGCGGTATCCGTCCCGGCGAGCTGCTCGCAACCGGCAGTCTGGAGATCTTCTTCCGCAATTACGAACTCTACGACCGCTTCGTGGATGGCCAGCAAGGGGCGATCACGGCGACCGTCCGGGACGGTCTCAATCAGGGTTACGACCTGACCTTTCTCAATGCCTCGCTGCAAAACCCGCAGATCAATGCCGGGGGCAAAAACCAGTCGGTGATTGCCAGGTTCGACCTCGAGGGCAATCCGCAGCCCGGCGGTGGCACCTTCAGCATCCGGCGCTTCAAGCCAGAGACTCCCCCGAAAGCCTGATGCTTTCGCACTTCATTTCCCGTTCAGTCACCCACTCTGAAAGCTCATAGTCATGGCAAAACTCTCCGATTTTTCCCGCAATCAGGACCGTATGCGCGAAGGCGAGACCGTCGAGGTCGGCCCGATCGGCAGCACGTTCGAAATCACCACACGCGGTTTCACCCCGCGTTATCGTGACGCCCTCCATGATCTGAAAATAGCAGCCGCCCGCAGGCTCAATCGCGGGCAGAAACCGGGCGGTCTGAGCTATAATGCCGAGAACCTGCCACCCTCCGAGGATGACCGCGCCCAGGGGCAGGCCATTGCCGATCATTGCGTGCTGGGCGTGAACGGGCTGCAGCATGATGACGGGCAAGACGTTACGCTGGACGAGTTCAGGGCCATGCTCGCCAGTGGCGAGCAGCCGATGCTGATTGCATTGGCCATCTCGGCGGCGGCCCGCGTCGGTGACGACCGCGCCCGCGAGCATGAGGAAGCCGTGGGAAACTGATCGAGGCATTGGCCTGGGAGCTGGAATTCGGCTGGTATCTCCGGCCGGAAGAAGCGCCCGAGATACGGGAGCAGCTCCTGTCGGAGCGACCGCAACTTCCGCCCGTGCTCGAACGTCCCTGGCGATGCTGGCACGAGCTGGAACATGACCGCACCTGGACCATGGAACTGATCGGGGTGGCCATGGGCAAAACCCGTGGCGTCTCCCGCCCCTCCGGCATCACCTGGAGCGCACTGGCGCTCTGGTGCCAGGTCAATGCCGTTACCGAGGAAGAACGCCCCTGGCTCATCGCACAGGTACGCGCGATGGACGGCTTTTTTATCGAACGCCGAAATGACCGGATCACCAAAGATCTCGGAGAATTCCTGAAGGGATGAGCTATGGCCCGCAAAAGCTCTGTGTCGTTCATTGAGGAAATGAACCGCTTCGTGACGGAAGAGCTATCTGTCGACAAAGCGCGCGCCCTTCTGATCGCCGATGTCACGACAGAGCGCGACCGTCTTGTAGCGTCTGGCGAGGCGTCCCGTCACTGGCAGCGTCTCGTCAATGATGTGCCCGATGCGCCAGAAACCACGCTCAGGGTCGGCGGAAGCATTGTCTATAATTTCGGACGGATCGCAGAGGCCGCGGCTTATGCGCTCGACCAGTGCCGCGCCCGGTCTCCGGTCTCGTCGGGCGCCTATCGCGATGCCTGGAGCGTTCTCGTGAACGATCAGGTCTGGACGAGGGATCTGGAAGATCTGCCCTTCGGTGCCGAGGTGATCATCGTCAATCCGGCCCCCTATGCCCGCAAGATCGACACGGGCGCCATGACGAAAATGTCTGTGCCCGCGAAGATCGTCGAATCAGTCAGGCAGTCTGTTTACCGGGCTTATCCCGGCATGACGGTCTGGCGGAGATTCATCAATCTCAGCGGTACGATCGGCGCTTTTCACGCGCCTTATCTGCTCAAGGGGGGCGCCGCGCGCAGGCTGGCCAAGCTCGATATGCGCTCATCCGCCTTTCGACGGGGGCAGAAGTACCTGGCACGCCGCAAGGATCTGGCGGCGGGACAACCCGTCACCTACCCGGCACTCATCATAAGCGATCCCGACCACTAACCGCGAAAGTCTGAACGATGACGACACGCATCTCCACGCTTATTGCCCGGCTCGAGGATGAATATTCGCAAAAAGCCGAGCACATTGCACAAAGCGCGCAGAACATGGGCGCGTCGATCGATCAGGCAGCAAAGAGCGTGGACGGGGGCAATGAAGGTCTGCGCCGGACGGCTCAGACGACGGCACAGTTTGTGCAGTCGATGGACGGGGTTCAGAAAGCAACCAACCGCACGGAAACGGCTTTTGCCCGGCTCGAACAGCGTCTCGAGCGGGCGCGATCCGATCTGGCGCAAGGGAAAATCACCCAGCAACAATATAACGACATCGTCGCCACCCAGACCGTCGCTTATGAGAAAGTCGAGGCTGCCTCGAACAAAACCATTGAAGCCCTCCGCGCCCGCGGTGCTGCGCTGGCTGGTGACGTGAGCGCCACCAAGGCTTCCAATGCCGCCCTTGCCGAAGGCACGGCGGTTGCAAAACTGACGAGCTACCAGATCGGCATTCTGGCAGGTGAAGCCCATAAATTCGCCGATCAGGTGCTCGCCGGTGGCGGCGCCATGAAAGCCGCATTCTACCAGGTGCCGAACATGGTCACGGTCATGGGGGGCTTCGGCAAGGCCACGCAGATCGTCGGCGGATTACTTATGGGGCCGGTCGGTCTGGCGGCTCTCGCTGTCGCAGCCGGTGTGGGCATCTATAAAATGGGCAGCGCAGCCGAGACCGAAGAGGCGCATCTTGCCGCGCTTGGCCAGACCCTGCGGGCCACACGCAGCGATTACACGACCATGGCGGGCGCTGCCGAAGAGGCTGCGCGACGGATCTCTGGCAAGAGTGGCCTGTCTCTCAATGACAGCCGCTCGGTCACCGCGACCTTTGCGGCCGTGCCTTCCATTAGCGGCGGCGACCTCGACGCGCTCGCCACGACCGCCCGCAACGTTGCAACGGTCCTGGGTAAGGATGTGCCCGACGCAGCCAGGGAAATGACGGCCGCCTTTGCTGATCCGGCCAGGGCTGCGGAGGATTTCGCCCAGAAAGGGCTGCTCGGCGTCCATGAGGGACTGGTACAGCAGATCCGCGATATGCAGACCAGCGGTGATCGTATGGGGGCCTGGTCGCTCCTCATGGGGCAGGTCGGCAAGGCCTCGGCCAATGCTGCCGATCAGGGCGTGACGCCTCTTCACCGGGCACTCCACGAAATGAACGTATCGCTCCATGAAAGTTTTGCCCCTCTCGGGCAGTTTGTGAACTGGCTGGGCGAAGGCATCGCAGCCGGTGCTCTCAAGGCCGTGCAAGGTATTCAGTGGGTTCTCGAGAAGGCGAAAGAGATCCGCGCATGGGAATTCGCGCAGATCGACAAGATCCCTGCAGTTCACGATTTCTTCCAGCGTCGTGAAATGGCGGCGTCCGATGTGGCAGGTATCGGCAAGACCATCGACAGCGTGGGCGCCCGTCTTGGTGCAAATAATGACGTTCTGGCCCTGGCGCATCGTATCCAGCCGATCGAGAGCGCAACAGGCCAGTACGACAGGTCAGGTCAGGTGGTGCAGTCTGCGGCAGGCGCGCTGGGCGCCATGCAGGTCATGCCCGGCAATGCCAATGGCAATGATCTGCGCACGGCCACAGGCAACGTCACGGCAGGCGTGCAGCTGCTGATGCGGCTCTATACCAAATATGACGGCAACCAGGCTCTTGTCGCCATGGCCTATAACTGGGGCGAAGGGAACGTTGACAAATATCTGTCAGGCAAGATTGCAAGCCCGCCTGAAAGTGTCGCGGCCTATGCCCAAAAGGCGACCGGGGGTGAGGTCTATGGCGCCCAGGCAATCGCCTCGCGTCAGATGCAGGTTGATGACCAGCTGCGGGGTGATGATGGCAGTATTGCCGCCAGATACGCGACCGCGAACAGGCGATAACCGCCCTGACTGCCGCCCAGAAGGCGCTGAACGACCTGCACACGACTGGCAAGGTATCAGACGCCGATTATGCCGAGCAGACGGGCATTCTGACCGACAAGATCAACAGCCAGCGCGGTGCGATCAACGAATTGCGCGACCCGTTGCAGACGCTGGCCCATCAGCAGAGCCTTGCAGCCGAAAGCGCAAGAACCTACTCGGCCGCCGAGGCTGCCATGGTCCAGGTACACCAGCAGGTCGAGGAAGCCGCGCGCCGCATGGGGCAGGAACACGCCACAGCCGCCCAGCTGGCCGAGGCTGAAACCCGTCAACAGGCGATCCTGACAAATCAGTTCAACCAGTCGGTCGCGGCCATCAATGAGCGCACACAGGCCGAGCAGGATCTGCTTGCTGGCTATGACGCTTCGAAAGGCTCGCTCACACAATACCAGCAGGCGATGGAGGCGGCCGAGAAGGTACGCGCAACATCGAGACAAGGAACGGCCGAACAGGCCCGGCAACTGGAAATCCTGACCGGCTCCATGAAATCGGCCACGGCCTCGCAGGTCGATATGGCCAATGCAGGCAAGCTCTATGGCCAGTCGCTGGATCTGGAGGTCATCAAGGCCCAGACGGCGGCGATAGGGCAAAACAGCGATGCGGTTTCGGTCCAGATCGCGGTGATGAAAGAACGCAACCGCATTCTGAAAGAAGGGGGCAACGTCAATACGGAAACAAATCAGGCCTATCTCGCCAATGTGGCGGCCATCCAGACCGCGACCAATGCCTACCAGCACCAGAAATCCGTTCTGGACGATCTGACGGGAAGCCTGGAGAGCATGTTTGACACGCTCACCAACAGCGTGACCCAGGCCTTTGTGCAGGGCAGCAAGGGGGCGGTCAGTTTCAAATCGGTCCTGCAGGGGCTCCAGACGCAGATTGTCGGCATGGTGGCGAAACTTGCCCTGATCAATCCGGCGCTCAATGCGCTGGATGGCGGCACGCGCAACACGATATCAGGTGTTTCCGATGCGTTGGCCTCGGGGGGCTCGATCGGCAATGCGGCCAGCAGCGTCTCCATCCCCGGTGCCGGCACAGCCGCAAGCAGCGTGACCAGCTCGGGCGGCTGGCTGTCGAACGCGCTCGGGACAAAACTCTTTGGCACCGCGACGGTGGGCAAGCTGTTCGGCGGTCTCGGTGGCGGGTTCGGGATCGGTTCGGCCCTCGGCAATATCGGGGGCGGAACCTATGGCATGATCGGCTCTGGCGCCGGGGCCGCCATTGGTGCCGGGATCGGCTCCCTTGTTCCTGGTATCGGAACATTGATCGGCGGTATCGCCGGGGGCGGCATCGGTGGCCTTCTCGGCGGGCTCTTCGGTCACAAGAAGAATCCGTACACGATCGATCAGGTTCTGCTCGAAGGCGACCAGTTCAGCATCGGCAGGACCTGGAACCAGAAGCAGACCGACAGCATCACCGCACAGCTCAAGGCCGAGATCCAGAGTCTCAACACCATGATGACAAGCCTCGGCTGAAGGCCGAAAACGCCTATCTCGGCACGGTACGCGACGATCCGAACAACAAGGATGCGTCACAGCGTTCGGTGAGCCTCAGGGATCTGCTTGGCGGGGTGAAGCTCCGCAGTGATGACAACCCGACATTCTCGCAGGCGCTCTCGCAGGGGATGCCCGCAAGTTTCGACAGTGTTGCCTCTTTCCAGAGCGCCGTCACGCAGCTGAAAACCATGGCCGATACGGTCGATGCGCTGGGTGTGGCCGTCTCGAAGTTCAACAGTGACGGCACGGTCACGGTCTCGGGCTTTACCACGGCGACGGGTGACCTGCGCACGGCGCTTGATACCATGCTCAACGGCAAGACGGTCTCGACCAGCGATCTGCAATCACAGGTTGCGACCATCACCGAATTTGTCACCAACACCATGCCCAATCTGATGAAGGCCACGGTCAACGGCCAGCAGAGCTGGGTCGACCAGATGGAGACGCTGAAAAAGACCTATGAGGCAGCGGCGAGCCAGGCCAGTTCCTACGGGCTCGACGGCAACGCGCTGAATGACAAGTTCAGCACGCTCTATCGCCAGGGCTATGAGCAGAACATGCTGAGCCTGTCCGAAAGCGCGCAATCGGTCCAGGCCCGTCTTCTGGCGGCGCAGGGCAATCAGGAAGGGGCCGATCTGGCGAATTTCGACCTGTCCGCCATGCAGCAGCAGCGCCAGCTGGCCGAAAGCTGGAAAGGGTTTCTTGGCGAGGCCTATGCAGGCAATGAAACCTATCTCCAGCAGGCTGCCGATCTGGAAAAGACGCTGGGTGCCGAACGTCTGGCCATCCAGAAGCAATATGCAGACAAGGCTGCGGATGCTGCAAAACAGGCCGCAGAAGCGGCAAAGCAGGAAGCCGAACGGGCAGCAGAACAGGCCAGGCAGCAGCGCGATCAGGCTGAAAGCTCGGCAGCCTCAGTGGTCAGTAATCTGCTGGACTTTGCCAAGGGGCTGAACGTTTCAAGCTATTCGCCGCTCTCGGCAGAAGCACAATACCGGGCACCAATGACAATTTCAGCTCTCTCGCGGCTCAGGCGCAGCAGGGTGATTACAATGCTCTGCAATCCCTGCGCGGTGCGTCAGAAACCTTTCTGGCGCAGAGCCAGAGCTACAACGGCTCTGGTCGCGACTTTGTCAATGATTACACGCGCATCCAGCAAGTCCTGCAATCGATCGGGAGCATCAAGCCTGACACGATTACTGAATCTGCTCTCAGGGCCATGCTGGCCAGCAATAACCAGACCCTGGCCGAATTGTTGCGACGTCTTCTGGAGACCGCAAACAGGCAGCTGGCCGAGCAGCGCCACCTGGCGCAGGGCAAGCCAGTATGAGCGGCGTCCTGTTTCATACGGTCGAGATCGATGCAGAGTGCCCGCTCGATGTTGCCTTTGCCAGAGGGTATGGCACCAGGCCCGCGGCCTGCGTCACCTTGTTGCCGTTTCGGCGCAGCACGACAGACACGCTGCGTCTTGCGGATGCGGGATATGTGGATGAGGCTGGCCAGGTGTTTCCGCCCTTGCTGGCCGAGGCTTTTGCCATTGATCGCAGGCTCGATCTGTCGCCCGCCTCGCCCTCGGTCCGGGAAAGCTGGGGGGCGATTACGCTTGCCAATCCGGACGGGCGTTTCGATGCGCTGATACATGACCGGGTGATCGACCGTATGCCCATTCGCATTCGTTCCGGTTTCAAGATACACGATGCAGAGCGTCAGATCGATCTTGATCCGTCCAGTTCTGCCTTGTGCCCGTATTCAGCGGGCTGGGCAGTCCCTGGCAGCCGGATCGTCTGGCTGTGCAGATTGCGCTGCGCGAAGTATCGGGCTGGCTCGATGAGGTGATCATGCCGGTCGGTTCCTATGCCGGGTCCGGTCGCTTCGGTGGGGATGCCAATGTCAGAGGGCGATCCATGCCACGCCTGCGCGGTACGGCACTCAACCTGACACCGGTTCTGATTGATGCGGTCAATCTTGTTTATCAGATCAGTGATGGACCGGGTTCGGTCACAGCTCTGTATGAAGGCGGGTTTGCCGGAGGCATCGCCTTTTCTGGCACAGTGGACGATCTCTATGCGTCACCACCACCGCCCGGCACATGGCAGATGCAAAGCAGCTCGGGCGGCCTGTTTGTCCGGCTGGGCACAAAGCCTGTCTATGCCATCACGGTTGATGCTGCCGGGGATTTCCCCTCGGGGGCAGCGCCGCGCACAGTCCTGCCGCTCCTGCGCCAGATGCTGATCGAGGATCTGACCATGCCCGCGCAGTGGCTTGCCGGATCGTGGGAGGATTCGCGCGAGGCGGGCTGGTACTGGGATGGAAGTCAGGCCGTAACAGGGCGTCAGGTCGTCAATACCTGGCTTTCCGGGCTGGGTATCCGTCTGGTGCCAAGCCATGAGGCACGCTTGCGCCGGTACGTCTGCAGATGCCTGACCATACGCCCGATCGGGTGCTGGCGGCAGATGAGGTCACGGCATTATCGGGTATCGCCCTCGATAGCGGTCTCTCCCCGCCGCCTTACAGATGGCGTGTCGGGTACGCGCATAACCAGACCGTGCAACAGGGCGGCAGCGCCCTGCACCCGCGTATCACGGCCGAGCGGCAGAGTTTCGTGCAGCAGGAAGACCGGGTGGCAACATGGTATCTGCCCGCCATCAAGCTGCGCTACCGCCAGCCGGGCGATCTGCCGGTCATGGCCACCGCCCTTCTGAACGAGGATGACGCACAGGATGTGGCCAACGAGCATGGCGCACTCTGGGGGTCTGAGCGTTATCTCTGGAGCGTCACCCTGCCACGTTCCGTGGCAGGCGGTATCGACCTGGGCCAGGCCCTGCGGCTTGATCTGCCCGCACCGGGCCTGCGTGGAGGCATAGCCGGGCTGGTGATCGGCGAGCAGATCCGCTCGGCCGAAGCGACTGTGACCCTGACCATCCTGGTCTAGGGCGCGTCCTGGTCAATCTCACGCATCACATTACGTCAATGACTGAAAGGAGCGGCTATGGCCGATGCCTGGACCTGCGCGTTCGGCGCGGAAAATGCGCTCATGGGCGCAGCCTTGCAGGGCAATGACCAGGTGACAGGCTTGTCTGTCACCAATCTGCAGAACGATCAGGGGGCGGCTTCAACGGCGTGGCGGGTACCTGGAACAGAGGCGTATCTCATCGCCCGCTTGCCACGCCCGGCAGCCTGTCGCGGGTTCTCGTTCCACCGTACCAATCTGACGGCCGGGGCGCGTTATTCTCTTGTGGCGCGCGTCGGCGATACGCCGGTGGTTATTACAGACGGCCAGATCTCGAATACGGCTGGCGGGCAATTTCTGGTTGTATTCCCGGCAGAATTCACCATTACACAGCTCGATATCTCGATCAGCGATCCGGGCAATCCGGACGGGTTTCTGTCCTTTCCGCTGGCCTATCTGGGGCCGCTCTGGCAGCCCGAGCGGAATATGAGCTGGCAGGGCAACGAGAGCCAGCAAACCACCATCGACGAGACCACGAGCCTGTCGGGGGTGGAATATCCGACTCTGCGCTACCGCCAGCGCGTGCTCTCGATCGATCATCAGTCCCTCAATGCTGCCGAGCTGCCGAAGATCCGCACGATCGAAAGCGTGGCCGCTACCGGGCGGAACATCCTTTTCGTGCCGGATCTGTCTGCCCCCGATCGCAACAGCGCGATGATCTTCGGACGCCTGACGCCAGGCGAGATTACCTGCCCGGCAGGGGCCGCAGACCGGCGTGCCACGACCATGACCATCAGGGAGCGTCTGTAATGCCGAAATTCGCGTCCTTCGTTCTGGAAACCGCAAACAATCCCGGCACCGGCCCCTTTGCGCTGAGTGGCGCGCCAGCCGGTCGGCGTGGCTGGAGCCGTGTTTTCGAGGATGGCGAGGTTTACTATGTCGCCGATGACGGCACCCAGGCCGAATGGGGTATCGGTCGTCTGACCCATGGGCGACCTGCCACGATCTCACGCGAGCGCGTGCTGGGCACGACACAGGACCGGAAGGATCGGCTGAACTTCACCGGGCTGGTTTATGTCTATTCTGACCGGCCTGCCGAGGTCGTGCCTCTTCCTGTCACGCAAGGCATCGAAACAGTTCCTGATCAGATCTGGACCAGTGCGCTGCAGACGCTCGGGGAGGTCGATGTAACGGCAAGCGGAACGACGCTCAGGGCCGATTTCAATGCGAATGCCCAGATCTGGGGGGCGGTCGCAGGCGATTCATGGCTGGCCGTGCGCACGGTGATCGGTATCTGGGCAGTTGATGCACAGGGGAACATCCCGGCACAGCCGATCGCAGCCGCTGGCGCCAATACACGGGTCGAACGTTCCTACAGCCAGACGATCACAGCGAGCACAATTGCGGTCGGTCTTACTCCCGGCTCGAAGCTTCGCATCGGTGCAAGCGTGCAGATTCTTGCCGGAAGCCAGGGCAGCACCCCTCTGACTCAAAATCTGCGAGATGCCGCCTTTACATGGCTTTCAGTCTGAACGAACAGGAGGATAACATCATGCGTATGCAGGAATCCTGCCTCGGCGGGGCCCTTGCCCTGTGGGCCTGCCTGCTTCTGGCGCTGCCCCGGACGGATGTGACATGGCCCGGCATCGGGCAGCTTCTCGCCATTCTGCCCCGCGCCGATGATCCAGCACTGATCTATGCCCTGCTTGCCTGGCTGACGGGCGGTGCGCAGATCGTGGGGGCATTGTGCAATCATGCCGCTCTGCGTCGCGCCTCGGCGATCGCGGCGTTCACGGCCTGGGCGTTCATTGCCTTCGGACTGATCGCCCCGACCGCGCTTGTGCCTGCGATCGCGGCCTATGGCGCACTTGCCCTGCTCAATATCCGGGCAGCGCTGGGGAGAATGGGCAATGCCTGAGAACCTTACCCCGCAGCCCTGGTGGGTCGCGGTGATCGGCGGGCTGCTTTTCACCATCCGCTGGCTGATAGGCTTTGGCGCATCGAGCGCAAAAGCCACCATTGAATCGCAGAAAGAGGATCTGGACCGGCTGAATGCTCGCGTGGACAAGCTTGAAGAACGCGAGGAAGAGAATCTCGCGCTGATTGAGGAATTACGGGCGCAAAACGCCATGCTGCGTGAAGCGCTGGGGCGAGCTGGTATCGCAATTCCTGACCGCGATGGGGCTCAGGAGCGTCCCGCGCACCGCAATTGCACATAAATTCGCTGCGACGAGCCTGCATATAATCAGAAAGAAAAATGACATGACGGATTCACTGGAAATTGCCCTGGCGCTTTTGCGTCGGGACGATATCGAGGGGCTGCGTCTCGCGCCCTATCTATGCCCGGCTGGTTACTGGACCATCGGGATCGGCAACCGCTTTCTGGCCAACGGCACGCCCGTCACGGCCAGCACGAAACCGATCAGCGAAGCCGAAGCCGTGGCGCTGGCCCGGCAGACGCTCTCCGGGCTGCGCACGACATTGCGCGATGCAGTCTCGGTGCCGCTCAAGCCATGGCAGGAAGGCGCGCTGCTGTCCTGGCAATTCAATGTGGGCAGCGCGGCTATGCGTAACTCCACACTCGTCTCCTTTCTCAACTCCGGAAGCTACACGGAAGCAGGATTGCAGCTCCTGCGCTGGGACAAAGCCACCGTGAAAGGGCGGCTCGTCGTGCTACCGGGGTTGCAAAAGCGCCGCCGCCTTGAATTTTCCGTCTATTCCGGCCGCCCGGTCGCAGGCGTACCGTTCACGGTCTGACAGATCGCATTTTCTCCCAAATTTACAAAAAAGGAGCCACCAGCATGGATCTGGAATGGCAGCAACTTTATGCGTCCGTCCTTCCTTTTATTCCTGCCGAAATTGCCAGTGATCTGACACTGATCGGCACTTTTCTTGTTTCGTTATGCGCCATCGTGGCGCGGTTCTGGCCGCGCCCGGCTCGTGGGTCGAAATGGCTCTTCGTCTATCTGCTGATCAATTACATCGGGATGAACAGCAAGCACGCGTCCAACGCTGATGACGCTCAAAAACCAAAATAGCGAAATAACAGCAGCAAACCCGGGATCACTCCGCAGCGCGCTGCTTATGCCAAATGTCGAAAATGGAATTTACGGGTTTCCCTCGGAACGCTTTCGCCTGACGGGGCGATGAGCGACGGGGGCCAGGCTGCGTCAACAGCCTCACCGGGTGCCGAAAACACCCACAGGAAAACCTGCCCCGCCAACCGCTGCAGCGGCGGGGCTCTTATCGAGCAACAATCCGATGGAGTCCAATCTCCGGCCGACTCCGGCCGTCAAACCTGTCGCCCCCTATCTGGGCGGCAAGTCGCGCCTTGCTGCGCGTATCATCGAGCGGATTCGCGTGATCCCTCACGCGACTTATGTAGAGCCTTTCGTGGGGATGGGAGGCGTGTTTTTCGTCGTCCCTTCACGGCAAAGTGTGAGGTCATCAACGATCTGAATCGTGATGTGTCCAACCTGTTTCGCATTCTGCAACATCATTATGTGCCGCTGATGGATATGCTACGCTGGCAGCTCACAAGCAGGGACCAGTTTGAGCGGCTACTGATAGCCGAGCCGGACAGCCTGACCGATCTGCATCGCGCGGCGCGCTTCCTTTATCTTCAGAAAACGGCCTTTGGTGGCAAGGTCAGGCGCCCAGGGTTTGGGGTTTCCCTTGGCCCGGCCCGGTTCGACGTGCAGACGCTTGGCAGCGCCCTGACTGACGTGCATCAGCGGTTGAGCCGCGTTGTGATCGAATGCTTGCCCTATGCCGAGATCCTCACGCGGTATGATCGAGCTGACACGCTTTTCTATCTCGATCCCCCTTATTGGGGCTGTGAACATGATTACGGGGCGCCCTTCGCACGCTCCGATTTCGAGAACCTCGCGGGCATACTGGCAAGCCTCAAAGGTCGCTTTATCCTCTCCCTGAATGACCGCCCCGAAGTGCGTGCAACCTTCGCGGCATTCCAGATTGAATCAGTCGAAACGTCTTATTCCGTCGCGCCTTCCGCGAAAGGCCGAGGGAGGGTCGGAGAAATTCTGATCAGTAATGGATGATGCCGGTCGAGGCAGTTTTCTTCTGCTTAATACATCCTATACACACCTTTTTTCTTGCGGTTTATACTTACCGTGTGTATAAGAAACTCATGAACAGCGCCGAACTGATCCGAGAGCTGAAAAAAGCAGGATGGGAAGAAACAAGATGCAGGGGCTCACATCACATATTCCGCCACAAGGACCACGGACATTCGATCACGGTCCCCCATCCTAAGAAGGAACTCGGCAAAGGCCTCATCAACGCAATACGCAAACAAGCCGGGCTGAAATAG